ACATTGACGACGACGCTACTCAACCGGACCATTCGGCTCCTCGTCAGCCGGCTTGATACCCATCGGCATCTTGGGTTCCGGTGCCGTCGCCCAAGCGCGTGAACGTGGATTGTTTTTGCGGAAAATCGGTTTTTCGCGGCCAATCTTCGGCGCGCCCATGATCGCATCGGCTTCGTCGCTACTCACGCTTTCAGCGACATAACGGCCTTCGATCACATCGAACTTTCCAAAACCACGAGGCACTTTTATCAATTGCCTGGCGTCATCATCGTCTTCGATCTGCTCTGGTGCTGACGGCGCTGCAATCTCTTGACGAAGGAACGCGACACTCCTGGGCCACACTTCAATATAGCCCTTCTCGATCATCACATTGCGATTGAGCGTCGGCCATCCGCGCAACTCTTGCAGCGTGATTTCTTCGCCGCGCCGGACAGTGCGGCCGGCCGTGCTGAATGCCTGGCGAGCGCGAGCGCCGCCGATCTCGTCGATATGAAGTGCGCGGATCATAATAACGCTCCTATCTCACCGCCGAGCGGATACGGGCTGAAGCGCATCCGCCCGGCGGCCGTCGGCGCTGGTTAGGCGACGATACTTGCGAAGAAATAGCCGAGGTCGTTGCCGACCACCTGCATGTCGAAAGCCATTTCGGCTTCGGTGCGCACGGTCTTGATGCCGCGCCACGGCATCGGAATTTGGTAGATAGCGACGCCGAGATTGTTCAGCCCAATCAGCCCGGTCCAGCCAAACAGATAGCCGGCAGTCGGCACCATGAGACCGGGGTTCGGCGCGCGGTACGCGAGCAGCGCAGCCTTGCCGGCGACGAATTGCATGTTGGCGGTGGCGCCCTGCGCAGCCGAATTGTAGACCGCTTTGCTGACCACGACTTCCTCGATGTCGAACGCTTCGGCGAGCAGTTGCGGCGTTATCGTTCCGGCAAACGCGGGGTTGGTATACTTGATGCGATCCACAACAAGCGGATGCTTGCGTAGCGCTTGATAGACCGGCCAGGTCAAGAGCAAAACATTCGGCAGGAAACCGGTGTTTTGCAGGATCGTAGTTTGCCCGGTGGCGATGTCGGTAAACGGATCGCCGTTGGCGTCGTCCGACCACTGGATCGTCTGGCCGGCCGTTGGCGCACTGGCGACGCCGGTGATGTCAGTGCCCCAGATCGTAGTCGCCATATAGTTTTGAACGAAAATACGATCACGCCTTATGAGCATCTTTTGCATCAATTGGCGAGTAGCCACTATGTCAACGTCGACCGCTGGGTCGGCGTTGGATCGGACTTGCGCGCCAATATCCTGGTGCAGCGCCCAAACCTTGGCGCTGTAATTCTTGGTCGTCAGATTGACGCCAGAGCCCGCGCTTTCCGTCGCGTCAGCGCGCAACTGCGCCTCATCGCGGAAAAAATCCGATTTCGACCAAACGAAATACACATCCGTCTGGTGCTGGACCGGAACCACGGGGAAGATTTTGTTCGCGATGTAGTTTGCTTCATCCTGAAGATAAGCAACTGCGATGTCAGTTAGCGCTGCGGCTACGTGGACGTCGCCATACACGGGTTCGGCCAAGAGACCCTCCATCTATCATGAGATCGCGCGCTTCACAGCGGGCTTCTCTGTGGTAAAGTGCCTACGTGTATGGACACGAGGGCGGTTTATCTCGGAAAGGACGATGCCATGCCGAGCAGGACAAAAATTGACAGAGAACCGGTGATCCAGAGCCTCAACTTGACTGGAAGTATTCAAAAAACCGCTATCGCGCTTGGGCTACATGAGAATACCGTTCGACAAATCGAGAGAGCTTTACGCGGGCTCTGTTCTCATTGTGGCCAACGAAAGCACCAGTTTGGACAAACAAAATGCAAACGCTGCGCGCTGCGCGAGCGCGACAGATCGCGGCGCAATCGCGCTAAACAGAAAGCTTCTGGAAAATGCTCAATGTGCACAAAACGACTAAAAAAGGGATCGACCCTATTCTGCAAGGAACACTACGCGCGTCGGCAACGTAATGTGCGCTTTGCCAGACATGGGAAAGCGGCCATCGAAGCATGGGATGCCGCCGGAGGTAAGTGCCAGATATGCGGACAGACCAAAGCGAAACAGCGTATTGATTTACATCATCTGGACGAAGATCGAACAAACGGCGCGGCAGAGAACCTTGCGGTACTCTGCCGGGATTGCCACTACTTAGCGTATCTCGTGTTGAAGGCACGTGATCGCAAGGCGTTTGTTGCGTGGTTCGAAAAGGCTTACCCGCAACATCCGCTCCGATAGGGACCACCCAATCCGTTGACGAGGCTTGGCGCGCATCGCTGCGGGCCGAGCGGCCATCGCCGAATGGCCGTTTACGGCTAGGCCAGGTTCTTGCCTGGGAAGAGCACGACGGTATGGATTTCTCCGAGGCCACCGCAGCTCTCGATCGCCTGAGCGACGGCGACGTGGCCGCTGGTAGCCGGACCGATAACGCGACCCGAACTATCAAGCTCTAGCAAGGCGCCGCGCGTGAAAGCGCTACCGCACATCGCTTTAGTTACGCCATCGTTTTGGATGTCGCAGACTTCGCCGGACTTCGGCTTGTTCTGCAAAATGCCGATGCAAATCTCGTTGCCGGTCGAGCAGTGCAGCGCCGTGTTATCGGCGGCGGTGCTTACTTTCATTGCCAGAAACTGGCCCGAGCTGTTCTGACCAGTCAGACCGGACGTTGCCGACAAATCCTCGCCAGCGACCATCGTGCCAATGTGGATGCCTTCACCATAGTATGCCATCGCTGGCTCCTCTCATGTTTTGGAAACGAAAAGGGCGCCAGTTTTGCGGCTGAGCGCCCTACGTTTCGCCCGTTGGTAATTGGGCGGTGAATTACGCCGCGCGGCCCATGCGCCGGCGCTGCTCGATCTCGCGCTCGGCCTTGGCCAGCTCCGGATTGGCCTCGCGGACTAGCATGCGAGCCTTCTCGATGCTGATCCGCTCGGCCGGCGTCTTCGCGCTCTTGTTGACTTCAGCCATCATCTGCTGCGCCTTGGTCAGGATCGCCGCGCCCGGATCGTCGGTGCCAGCGCCACCCTTGCCAAGCTCGGTAAACAGCGTCGGGTTAGCCTGAGCGGCCAGGCCGCGTGTACGCTTGAGCATATCCTCGGCCGCCTTGGGATCGGCCTTGCGCAGCCTGGCGAGCATCTCGTGGTCGGCCTCAGGCAAGCCGTTATCGCGGCAGAGCTGCTTGCAGATACGCTGTTCAGCCTCAGCCTCAAAGGCGCCGACGCGCTTTTCCAGTTCGGCGATCTTGGCGAGGTCGCGCTTGCGCTTTTCCTTCTCACCATCGCCGTCGTCTTCCTCTTTTTCCTTTTCCTTTTCCTTTTTCGCTTTTTCGACCGGATGCTTCTCCATATGAGCATCGCGTTCGTCCGGTTCCTTGTCGCCGAACTCCTCGCGTTCGTCCTCGTCCATGTCCATGTCATCCATGTACTGGCGATGTTTTTCACTCATCTTGAGCAGCCGCTCCAGCTCGGTATTGCGCTTCGTGAGCTTTTCCATGCTAGTCGTCAGCTCCTCCAGGGTCATAGTCTTGGTCATGTCATTTCCTTTCGAAATTGCCGCCACCGCGGCATGAAGCGCGGCGCCTGGCACCGCCAGATAGTCGACGCATTGATTGACCGATTTGCAGATAGCGGCCAAGCGTTCGCCATCGTCATCGACCTCATGGGCTGCGGCTACAGCTCCGGCGAGGGCCTTGCGCACGTTGAGGTCAGCTTCGATCGCCTTCAAAAAATCGCCCATTGCGCTCTTGCGCTTTTTCTCGTCGCGATCGGCGAGCATTTCCGCGATCAGCTTGCGATCCTGGTCCTCGTCGTCATGCTTGGGCTTGTCGCGCTTTTCCCAACTGTCGGGCAGCAGCCGGGTAAGCCCGAGCGAGCGCGCACGCTGCTTGATATGAGCTTTTGCAGCGCCAGGGTTCTTGGCGCGCCCAATCGCTCGAATTGCGTTTCGAAGATCGCCTTCATTTTGTATCGGGAACCCACCCCCGGGCATCGCGGCTCCGGTGCCGGCAAGGTGCTCGCGCTGCTGGGCAGAGAATTCGCGCTTTTCGTATTCGCCATCGCCGGAAGTAAGATGATCCAGCCACCATGCTTTCATGAACTTCGAGCATTTGGCGGTGTGCATGCCGTCGCCGCCACATTCCTTACAGACCGCCATCGTGTCCTCCGCCGCTCGTTTAGTCAGGAAAACTTTGACGTTCTTGCCGGCGCCACGGTCGACCGAGCTAATTTCGTTGATCCTCAATCGCGTTAAAACCGTTGCCATCGGCGTTCGTCCTCGATAAAGATCGCTTCGCCAAGGCGTGGCCAGGTCAGGCTCGGCCTGGCGGGGCCGGGCCGGGCGCGGCATGGCAGGGTGCGGCTGGGCGAGGCCCGGCGGGGCGGGGCGAGGCTTGGCGGGGCAAGGCAGGGATTTTTTAATCGATATTGACGCGAAGTCCGGTGAATTAGCAGCCCGCCGGAAGGCGACGGTGCTCTTAATCCCGTCTTCACGGGCGCCCGCAAACTGAAGAAGGCCGCCAACGCTCCGGGGGGCTACTGGGGTTTTAGAGCTATGTGTTGACGG